ATAGCATGCCCTTGCAAAAAATTATAGCGAGACCCGGAACGAATCGTGAAAATACGCGGTACACCAACGAAGCGGGATGGTATGTCTCAGAGAAAGTTCGTTTCCGCCAAGGTACGCCTGAAAAGATTGGCGGGTGGGTAAGAATATCGCAAGCTACTTTTCTGGGTATCTGTCGCTCTTTATGGAACTGGGTTACTTTAAGCAACTCCAACCTCTTAGGCGTAGGCACCAACCTCAAGTATTACATTGAGCAGGGCGGTGCTTATTCAGACATTACGCCTATCAGGAAAACACAGTCCGTCACTTTTGCTGCGGTTACTGCATCTCCCTTCTCCTCCACCATCACGGTTACATCGGCAAGCCATGGGGCTATTACTGGGGATTTTGTCACCTTCTCAGGGGCGGTGAGTCTTGGTGGAAACATCACTGCAGCGGTACTTAATCAGCAGTATCAAATAGATTCTGTACCTACATTAAATACCTTTACGTTTACTGCCAAGAATCCAAGCACGGGTGCAACTGTTACTTCCAATGCTTCGGATGTTGGTAATGGCGGGGGATCTTCGGTTGGTGCTTTTCAGGTCAATACTGGGCCTGGCATTGCTCAGGTTCCTCTGATTGGCTGGGGCGCAGGTGCTTGGGGCAGTGGCTCATGGGGGGTTACGCCACAGGTTACAGATCCACTGAGGATATGGAACGCAGGCAACTGGGGCGAAGACCTTGTGTTTGGACCGAGGGCGGCTGGTATTTATTACTGGGATGCAACCAACGGTATATCGAGCAGGGGCGTAGCACTTAGCAGTCTTGGCGGCACGGTAACGATTACGATTGCATCGCCGGCTGTTGTCACGTTTGGTGTGGTTCTTGCAGAGGGTACTTCTGTATCGTTTACAACGACTGGGGCGCTTCCAACAGGTCTATCTGTAGGCACAACGTACTACTTGCGTAATGTATCTGGGCTGTCGGCAAACCTTTCTTCCACGCCAACGGGTTCGGTGATCACGACAACTGGTACTCAGTCAGGTACGCATTCCATGGTTCTTGAGGATGTACCAAAGTACCAGTATTCACTGATCATTTCTGATGCCTTGCGATATCTCATGGTCTTTGGATGTAATGACATCGGAAGCACTGTGGCTGATCCCATGCTTATTCGCTGGTGCGATCAGGAATCCTTGGTTGATTGGCTTCCATCGACGACCAATACCGCAGGATCAATCAGGCTTTCCCATGGGTCGCAGATCATTACGGTCCAGCAGACCCGCCAAGAGATCCTTGCATGGACGGATTCAGCCCTCTTTTCCATTCAATATCTTGGGCCGCCACTGGTCTTTGGCTCCCAAATCCTTGCGGATAACACGTCCATCATTGGCCCTAACGCCACGGCTAATGCTTCTGGTGTGACTTACTGGATGGGCGTGGATAAGTTCTATTTGTACAACGGGCGTGTACAGACGCTTAACTGTGACCTACGCAGATATATCTTTAATGATATAAATCGTTACCAGAACTTCCAGGTATTTGCCGGGACCAATGAAGGTTTCAACGAGGTCTGGTGGTTCTACTGCTCGGCTAATTCCACGACCATTGATCGCTATGTCGTGTTTAACTACGCAGAGAATGTCTGGTACTACGGAACCATGGCACGTACGGCGTGGAGTGATTCGGGTCTGAGACAGTACCCACAGGCTGCGACTTACAACTACAACATCGTAGACCATGAGCGCGGTCTGGATGACAACGAGACTGGTACGGCGCTGCCAATCAATGCTTACATAGAGTCGGCTGAGTTTGATATTCAGGATGGCCACAGCTTGGGCTATGTGTACAGGATATTGCCTGACATCACGTTTGATGGATCGTCTGCTGATTCACCTGCCGTTACCATGACGCTGATTCCCATGATGAACTCAGGATCTGGGTACAACAATCCCCAGTCTAATAGTGGCTCATCTTCAGCATCGGTTGTACGCACATCAACCACGCAGATTGAACAATTCACGGGCCAGGTTTATGTCCGTGTGCGTGGGCGACAGATGATCTTTAAGGTTGAATCCAATCAGCTTGGATGTGCATGGCAGCTAGGTTCTCCGAGAATCGACATCAGAGCGGACGGTAGGGCTACCGGAAGAGGCGCATGAAGCTAGATAGCCCAGCATCCCCGAACCTGCCATTAGCGCCGCAGGAGTATTCAGCGTTTTACGTTGATCAGCTTAATAACGTCTTGCGGTTATATTTCAACCGGCTGGAAAACATTACCCGTAATCTGCTTGGGCCTGATGGCGGCCGGTTTGTAAGCAATCCTTTTGGTGCTTGGTCAAGTGATTCAGATCAAACGGCGATCAGCACAACTGCTGCATATGCAATTACTTACGATGTGACTGACATATCGGATAGCGTTTATTTAAGCAATAATTCAAGGCTTAACATTACCTATCCTGGTATCTACAACTTACAATTCAGTATTCAGTTTTCAAACACCGATACGCAGATTCATGATGTTGATGTTTGGGCGGCTATAAATGGTACAAATGTTTCAAACAGCAACTCAAGGTTTTCCGTTCCTAACAGCCATGGCGGCGTAGACGGGCATTTGATTGCATCGCTTAATTTGTTTCTATCGTTGGAGACGGGTGATTATGTAGAGCTATATTGGCGAACCAATGATTTAGGAGTAAGGATAGAGCACATTCCTGCTGCCGCTTCGCCAACCAGGCCTGCAACACCATCCGTAATCACAACCATGTCTTTTGTTTCATCTACACCGGGGTAGGCTATGTCTACAAGTGACACAGTAGGTCAGTACAACTATGACTTTGGATACGGTTCTGATTCCACGCAGGGTCAGGGCGAAGTCTCATCCGGCAATCTAACAGCAGGATTTGACACAACCAGCTTATTTAGCAATAACAACTTCCTTAATCAATTAGGAAGAGCGCTTCTTGGTACACAAGGCGCAAGCGGAACGGGTGCCGGCCTTGCTCTCGGACTTGGTGCACTAGCAGCCGCACTTACCCGTCAGCAGGCACCTGCTGTCAAGCAGCCAGAATACAAGGCTGCCCCTGTTTATAACCGTGCGCTTACTGCGCCCATGTTCCCACCTCAGCCGGCGCCACAAAAGTCCGCGTCTGGCCAGAACATTTACACGCCCATGAAGGGCATGCCCCTGTTCTTCAACCCGAATCCATTTCAGTTTGATGCCACAGAAGCAGCCAAGCGTTATGGTCCTACGCAAGAACAGATTGCCCAAGGACAAGCAGGATACGAAGCAGGATTGGCGTCGCTCTATAAGCCTATGACGGTAGCGCCTATAGTTACCAAGGCGGAGGGCGGTGAGATCGACGACATCATGGTCGGTTATAACGAAGGTGGTGATGTCTATGCAGCAGCCGGCAGATACCTAGAAGGTCCAGGTGATGGTATGTCAGACAGCATCACAGCACAGATTGATCATGGCGGTGGCAAGACTCAGCCTGCCAGGTTAGCCCGTGGTGAGTTTGTTGTACCTGCTGATGTGGTATCCGATCTTGGTAATGGCTCCTCGAATGCTGGGGCGCAGAAGCTCTACGACATGATGAAGAAGATCCGCAAGGCAAGGCATGGTACGAGCAAGCAGCCTCCAGCGGTGAAGACAGATAAGGCAATGCCTGCATGAACGAATGGGAGCGTTGCAGCGCATGGATCCAAGCGGCCTTGGACCAAGCCGGCAATTTGTTTTCCCTAGAGGATGTGTTAGAAGCAATACAGCAAGGGCAGGCGCAGTTTTGGCCCGGTAAGGAATGTGCGCTAGTAACAGAGATTAAGCAGTACCCACGCAAAAGGCTTTGTAATGTGTGGCTTGCAGGGGGCAATTTAGATGAGATTCAGCATATCGTGACGTACATACGATTGTTCGCCAAGCAAGCAGACTGTGATGCCATCATGTTGCAAGGGCGTCCGGGCTGGCAGAAGATATACCCGCAACGATTGAAAACAGTAACTTTGATGGAAGAGGTGTCCAAATGAGTATGGGCGGCCCGTCGCAAACAGTCACACAAATGCCCCCGGAGTTCCAACTCCCGTACATATCTGATGTGTTCCGCATGGGGCAGCAGATTGCGTATACCCCCTATACGCCTTACTCTCAGCAGCGATATGCTGAGACGTCGCCTTTGTACCAGCAAGGCGTTGAAGCTGCTCAGCAAGCTGCTGCTTCTCCCGGTCTGCTTGGTCAGATTGACGTGGGCGGCCAGAAGATGGGCGTCATGCAGGCTTACATGAATCCGTACCAGCAAGGTGTTACGGATGTGGCCAAAGCTGCCGCGGTGCGTGATTACACACAGGGATTGCAAAGCCTGAAAGCACAAGCCGGTCAGCGCGGTGCGTTCGGTGGTTCGCGTCAGGCGATTGTTGAATCAGATCTCATGCGTAATCTTGGATCTCAGCTATCCAATATCCAGATGCAGGGATCGGCTGCGGCTTATGACAAGGCTGGCCAGCTGTATCAGCAAGACTTAGCCAATCAAATGCAGAAGGCTCAGACCTTGCAGCAGCTTGGGCTTACGGATGAAGCACGCCGTCAGCGCGATTTGGATGCCATGTATCAAGAGTTCCAGCAGCAGCGGGATTATCCGGCGCAGCAGGCAGAGCGTTACAGGAACATCATCTTTGGCTTACCAGGTTATGCCACACAGTCTGCTTATCAGTCTTCTGGTAATCCACTAACCCAAGGGTTAGGATTAGCACGTCTCTTGTACGGGGGCTAAGCAATGCAAGCACAAGCAAATACCGGCCTTGGCGGGGATGTCAATATCCTTGAGGCCATGGAGATGTTTAAGGCAGTGCCCGATCAGGTGCTGCCTAAGTACGCACAAGATCCTAAGCTAGCGATCTTTGCTGCGGCGGAAATGGCTCGCCGGGAGGATATGCGTAAGCGTTACAGCCAGAGGGCGCAGAAGCCTAACAAGCCTGTTATTGCTCAGTTGGCTGAGTCCATGGCGCCGAGTATGCCCATGATGCCGCCTGGTATGAATGCTCCACAAGAGCAGCAGCCTATGCAGATGGCTCCGTCGCAACAAGAAATGCCACAAGCCGGTCTTGCTGGGCTGATGCCTGAGCAGCGCATGGCCGGTGGCGGCCCTGTTGCATTTCAGTTTGGTGGTGGTGTCGGTGCAGAGTTTGGTGGCGACCCAGTAGTCGAAGAAGAGAAAGAGGTCCGCGTACCTGCCATTATCAATGGTCAGCGTGTCATGGCTACAGCAGCGCAATTGCGTGCGGCTGGCTATCCTGAGTCCACGATTCAGCAACGTGTTAAAGAGGCTGCACCTAAGCCTGCACAACCAGCTGCACAACCAGCTCAGTCCCAACAAAAACAGCAGGTTATTGCGCCGCAGCAAGCCCCTGCCGCTCAGGCTCCTATGGGTATTGAAGCAATTCTTAGCCAAGGCGAGATGCTACGTAAAAAGCTTGGCATTCAGCCAACTCAAGTTGCTGAGCCATACGAAACAGCTGGGCGAGCAGAACAGATTTACAAGGAAAGGCAAGGGAGATTCACTGACGAAATCTCTCCAATCATGGACCAATTAAAGAAGTTTTATGGTCAGCAGCCTAGTCAACAAGAAATTCAGAAAGCGGCTAATCGCCAGATAGCTTTGGCCATGATGGGGAGCAAGGACCGTAACTTCTTGGCTGGCTTATCCGGTGGCTTGCAGGCCGGTGAGGATGTTAAGAAGACCATGGCCGCAGAGAATCGTGCGATGCAACAAGCTTCATTGCAAGCACAGTTGGCTCATGCCAAGTACCAAGATGCGATACGCCGTGGTGATTATGATGCGGCGCAAAAAGCGGCCAGAGAAGAGCAGGCAATCGGTCTGAGGATTCAAGAGATGAGAAGGCAAGATGCAATGCTGCCTCTTGAACTTGGGATTGCTGCGGCCAAAGCCATGCCAAAGCCGGCCGCCGGTGAGAAGCCGATCGATCCGCTAAAGCTTTCCAAAGAAATGCGCGAGGTCTATGCCATGCCTCAAGTGCAAGCAGAGATCAAAGCCATTGAAGATAAGTACAACAGGATGGCTGAAACGACGCTTGGATTTGGTGGCACCGGTATCTTTGGAAGTGTTCCTAAGACATGGCGTGAACCTGGCCAAGTTGATGCACAGGGCAGGAAAACAGAAAGCCTTGGCGATAAAATGCGCCGTGAGCAGGATGATGTCCTGAGACGCTACGCATCAAAGTTCGGGGTTCCATATTCACCGTATGTTGTATCTGCTGACGAGGCGCAGCGTTATCTGCAAAAGGGTCAAGGTGGACGATAATGCCAATCTTCAATGTTCCGGGTCGCGGCCGGGTACAGTTACCTGAAGGACTGAAGCCCGAAGACTACCAAGCCATTTTGCGCGGTATGCAAATGGAGATGGGGGTAGCACCTGAGTATTCGTTGGTCAAATTGCTGGCCGACCTGTACAGCGAACACTTGAAAATATTGGCACTTCAATTACCAAAGAATTGCCCGCCATGGGGCTGGCATTTATTGGCAAAGATGAAGCCGCAAAAATGCTTCTTGAGGAAGCAAAGCAGGAATACGCTGAACGTGCAGAGCGTATTCCAAGGATGTACCAGTCTTATGAGGATGTGACAGGTCCGCTATCTGCTCTGGGTTTTGCCTATGAGCGTGCTGGGGAGGCCTTACCTTATGGACTTGCTATGTTACTACCTGGGGGCGCCGCTGCTGCTGGTGCTAGAGGTATTGCAGCAAGGGCTGGAACCGCTGCTACAGAAGCTGCCCTTGCCAGAGGTTTGCCTGCTGCGGCTGCTGAATCTCTTGGCGCAGCTCGTGCAACACAAGTTATGCAACGTGCAGGATTGGGAGGCGCTGGTGTTGGAGGCTATGCGCTAAACGCTCCTGAAACCTTTGCCAAGGTTGCTGAAGAGACAGGCGAACTGCGCCCCGGTGTTGCTGCCACGGCCGCCATTGGTCAGACGCTCCTAGACCTAGTGGCGCCATCAGCCTTCCTCAGTAAGCTTGGTATGTTTGGCAAGCTTAAGGCTGGTGAAGAAGTTGCCAAGCGTGCTGGCTTTACCGAAGCCGCCAAGGATCTTGCGATAGCAGCTGCTAAGACTGCACCCAAGGAAGGACTTACCGAGGCCGCTCAAGAAGTCATTGGCAACGCAGCCGTAGACTTTGTACGCGGCAGTGGTGATCTATTCTCACCAGAGCGTATCAAACAATATATCGAAGCAGGTCTATCCGGTGCCGTTGGTGGTGGTGCGCTTGGCGCTGCTGGCCGCGGCATTCAGCGTATTGGTATGCCTGTTGAGCAACCCGAACCACCTCAGCAAGCCGCCGTTGCCGAGCCACAAGTCACACAGCCTGCTGCTGACGACACCCTACGAAAGTATCAAATTCCGTCCATGGACGGAATTACCACTGAGACTGTTACAGATCAAGCACTT